GCGCCGTGGTAGTACGTGAGAGCCGGCACCTGGGCACCGCCAGTAGAGAACGACCACACGTCGGGCCGGGCCAGGGGATTCGGGTCAAGGTCTTCTTGCTTCGGCACCTCATACCGGCAAGTAACCTCGACGTGATGGCGATCCGTCTCCGTGATGGACGCATCGAGCATCAGCAGGTACGCGAACTCGGGATGCGAGTCGCCGTGGAAAATGCCGATGGCGGAAATGACTTCCGATGTCGGCGTCGGCGCATCCACCGTCACGACGAACTTCCGCTCGGCGGTCGGGCTTTCGCCAAACTTGTGCGAGAAGGTACGCGGGAGAACTTCGTTGGCGAGCATGACGGCCATTAGATTTGCACCGGTTGGGCGTTGGCTTTCGCGATCTCGCGCTTGATGTCCTGCAGTTCGCGGAGTTGCTTGCGGTACTCGGCGACGGCAGGATCTTCGCGGCCCGTCGCAAGAGCCAGGAACTGCGATGCGCCTTCGCTCGTGCGGATGTCGTTCCCCTGGAGGGCCTGATTGGAGCGTCGAGACAAGGCATCCATGCGGTCGGCCTCGATGTCCTGCAGCCGTTCCGACAGACGCTCTTTCAGGTCAGCAATCTTCCGCTGCTGATCCTCCTCTTGCCGCTGTCGCTCCTCGGCTGCCTTAGTGGCTGCCTTCTCAGCCTCTTCGCGTGCCTGGGCCGCACCGCTGGCAATGTCACGCTCGCGGGCCTCAGCCTGATCGAGCTGCGCCAACCGAGCAGCGGCGGCATCTGCGGCGGCTTGATCGTTTGCGGCCCGTGCGTTGGCCAGTTCTTCCTCAACCCGAATGATCTCACGCTGAATCGCCAGCACGTTCTCGGCAGCCTGCGCCCGCTGCGAGTCGCCGCCAAACTCTTCCTCGATTCGCAAACGCTCCAGGGCAGAGTCGGCAACTCGCTTGTCTGCCTCTACCTTGGCGTCGGCTGCACGCTTGGCTTCCTCGGCAGCCTTCTGGCGTGCATTGGATTCATCCTCAATGACACTGATGTTCGCTTCGAACTCCTTGCGGGCGTTCTCGGACGCCTTCTTCGCCTCGTCCGCCGACAGCGTCCCATCCGCCTGGAGTTGTGCGATCTCTTCCAGTTGGTTCTGGAACGCGAGCGCCGCGTCGAACCCAGCCTGGCCAAACTCGGCGGCCTTCTTCGACGCCTTGTCGATTTCGTCGTAGTACTGCGTAGCCGCCAGCACAGGCTGCGACACGTCTAGGGTGGCCTCGACTGGTGTCTCGACTTCCCGCTTGATGCCAAGGAAGTTCTCGGCAATGGTCAGCAGACGGCCGACCGTTCCGCCGATGGCCTGCGCGATGGTGCCGAACACCGACGAAACGCTGCCGAACACTTGCGAGATCACACCACCAATCGTCTCGATGGCTGACTGCAGGCCGAAGAACTCCGCCCACGACGCCAACTGCTCGCCGAGGTAGCCTGTGACCTGGGAAAACGCCTCGCCGATGATGGTCGCTACACGCGCGATGGTTTCGCCAATCGCGCCGATGTTTTCGGCGATGGCACCGATAGGCGAAAACGAAACGAGCCATTCAGTAGTCGCATTGCTCGCGTCGCCTAAGTACCGAACAACGTCTACAAATGCGTCATTGAATGTGCCCGCAACTGATCCAACTGCCTGCGCCAACTCTCCAAACGGGGCAAGTAATGCGCCAATGTTTCGTCCGATTGTTCCAAGAACAACACCGAACGTTTCAAAAAGAGTTCCAACGTTTGACAGCAACGGCTCAAGGATGTTCCCAATCGGCTCCACGATTGCGTTGATGCCACCCAAGAACTCAGCCGTACCCTGCGCGATGCCTTCTCCGAGGCCAGCGAACGGCAGCACCAGCAACTCGCCGAGCCGCGAACTGGCAACGCGCAAGGCATCGAGGCCAGCGCCGAAATCGTCGATGCGACCTCGGTCGATTTCAGACAACGCGCCGCCAAGCCGCTCGATGTCGTTCGCCGCCGGGCCGAGATTGTTGAAGAACGGCAGCAACGCCGCACCGCTCTTGCCGAACAACGCCAACGCAGCGGCCGTACGCTTCGCCGGGTCTTCAATCGCCTGGAGCCGGTCGCCAATCAGGCGAATCTGATCCTGCTGCGACAGCCCGTTCAGTTCCTCGATGCTGACGCCCAGGCGGCCGAGAGCCTCCTGCGCCTTCTTGCTTTCCTCGTCTGCACCAACGAGCGTCTTTTGCAGCCGCGTCATCGAGCCGGCCAGCGTCTCGACAGAAACGCCAGACCGGTTCGCAGCCTCTTCGAGCGTCTGAATGAACTCGAACGATACGCCCAACTGGTCGGCCAGGTTGCCGAGTTGCTCGACGCGGTCGTCCAGTGCCACGAGCCCGTTCGCCACGCCAACCGCAGCGGCACCAAACGCCGCTACCGCAGCCACGCCAGCCGTCATCGGATTCACCAGCCCGGCGACCGACGATGCAACGGAGCCGAACCCCTGCGAAAGACCGCCAGCGAACACGCGGCCGAGCCCTTCGCCGGCACTGGCGAGCCCAGACAGCCGGCCAGCCACGTTGCCAATCGGGCCGGGCAACGCCGCGAGGATGCCGCTCAATTCGTTAAACGCGAGCGTGTTGCCGCTGCCTGCCGCGTCGGCGGCGGAATCGTACTTGGCTGCGGCGACCGTGGCCTTGGCGTAGCCTTGAGCCGCACGCTGCAACGCCGCGTTGTAGGTGTCCTGCGTAATGCGGCCGGCCTGTAGGTGCCCGTTGAGCTCCAGTACCTCCTGGTCGTACTTCTGCTGCGGCGACAGGTTTGCCTGCGTGATCTGGGCCGCGCGAGCCAGGGCACTGGCGCGGTCGGCCTCGGCCTTGGCTGCGGCCTCATTCGCTCCGCTCGCGTCGGCAGCCGCACGGTCATACGTCTGCTGCGAGATGGCACCCTGCTGGAGCAGGTCGCCAAGGCGAGCCAGCGTCGCAGCCCGCTGCTCCTCGGCGGTCGCTGCCTGCTGCGTGATCCTCGCCCCTTCCGCAAACGCCGCAGCGGATGCGTTGGCGTCCGCCACAATCGTCTTCAGTTCAGTGGCATACTGCTCAGCGGACACCTGGCCGGTACGGAAGGCGCTATTGAGAAACGCCAGGTCTGTGGCGACCTTCTGTTGAGCCTGGACGGCCGCTTCGCTGGAGCGAGTGAACGAATCGAACAGCGACGCGGCACCATTCGCCTGCTGGCCGAGTCGCTGCAACTGGCGATCCACCTGCGACAGACCCTTGGTCATGCCGCTGGCGTTCGCCGTGAACTGCACGCCAAGGCCAATCGTCGTCGCCATTACTTGCCCATCGCTCGCTTCAGACTCTCCAACTGCTCGAGCAGTTGCAGGTCGTGCTGTGGTGGTTTCTCAATCGGTACGAAATCTTCCGCCTTGGGCGTCCTGCCTCGCGGGCAATACGGAGCCAACGCCGCACTCGCCAGTAATCCTGTCTCCCGCCATGTGTCAGGCAGCGGCGAGAAGAAGCGGTGATACGCCATCCACTCGCTCAACTCGCGGGAATCCATGTCCCGCATGAGTTGCTTGACCGTCATGCCGAGGAAACCCGCCAGACGAAACATGAACCGCTTCGTCGGGCGGATGGCTAGTTTTTTGCGAGCTCCTCCACGTCCTTGTCGGTCAGGGCGTTGTGTTCCATTGCCTTAGTCCAGATGCGGCCGAGCACCTTGCTCGACTTCTTCGCGAGAGCCTGGACGCCTTCATCACCAGGGAAGAGCAGTTCGCCCTTCTCGTCACACAGGCACTTCGCCAGGAACTTGGCGCGGAAGTTCTCCACGCCCTTGTTCTTGTTGAGCACCCAATCGTTTTCGTAGGCGTCACGCTCGCCGCACGACATGACGCGGCAAAACACAGCGCCGCCCCACTCGGACACCTTGATCTCCAAGAGGCCCATATCGTCCGCCGCGAGAATCTGGTCAGCCGTCAGTGCCATGTGTTTCACCCGTCGAGGATTTTGAACGTCACGCTGTAACGGGTCACACCGTTTACTTCCGGCGCGACGTTCAATCCCTGATAGACTGCCTTGCATGTCAAGGCGGCGCCGCCACCGCTGATCGTCAGGTCGTTCCGCAGGCCGTAGTTGCTGGTCGCGATACCGACCGAGCCAAGGCACGTCAGAGTGACGCTGCCCAGTTCGTCGGTCCACGTAGAGTCGCGGCCCTTTGGCAGACTGCCGCCGTACGTCCACGCGAGGTCCGTGACCTCGGTGAACGTAGCGCTGCCCCAAGTCGCCGTGATTCCAGTGCTATACGTCGCCACGGAAGCCTCCGTGGGTCAGGCGTACTGGAACTCGGCCGAGCCCTTGATCACGTCGTTCACCGCGAGCGTGATGGTGCAGCTGTTGCAGGTGGCGTTGCCGCTGATCGAAATCGGCCCAGACACCGACAGAGCTCCGGTGGCACCCTGAGCAAGCATCCCGGTGCCGATGAACTCGACGCTGACCGTCTTGCCTGTGTCGCCAGCCGATCCCTTGAGCGGACGCTGCAGGGTAAGAACGGAAGCCCCAGCCGTCAGGGCAAGGTGCGAGATGTCGATGTTGTCCTGGCCGGCGTTGTTCGCAATGGTCCACGTAAGACCGGTCAGCGTGCCAGT